TGGTTGGGCTTATCGCCGCCGAACTGGGCCGAGCCCATGCCGGACGCAAAAGCGGCGGTGGCGGTGAAATTGGACGGCTTGTCCAGACCCTTGAACAACATCGATAGTCCCGCGCCGGGAAGTCCGCCGAACAACGCGCCACCAATCCCGCCGGCCGTCGGCGAACCACCAAGGGCGCCACCAAGAGAAGACCCTATCATAGACCCGCCCAACGCAACCGCCGCCGCCGGACCGAGTATAGACCCCGCGCCGGAAAATCCACCGAAGCCCATTGCACCGATGGAAGAGCCCGCACCGGCGGCTCCGCCGAACATGCTGGACAGAGAGCCCGCCATGCCGCTGACTAATGGCTGCAACAGCTTCGCCGCCGCCATCTCGGCCATCACGCGCGCGAAGATGCGCTTGAGATCACCCATGAAGCTTTCGAAATCGAGCTTGCCAGTTTCGAAAAAGCTCTGGAACGCGCCAATGAAACTCTCGTTGATGTCGCGGCCAAGATTCTCATAGGCGCGCCTGGACTGTTCGATGGCGTCTTCTTCCAGGCGTTGCCGTTCCTCAAGATAGTCGAGAGTGGAGTCAACCCGGTCTGTGAATTCCTTATCCGTTTGCTTCTTGATGGTGGCGGCGAATTTCTCATTTGCCTGGATCAAATCCTCGTAAGCGGCGAGTTCATCTTGCATCTGCTCGGAATGGCGCTTGGCTTTCTCGGCAACCAGGAACTTGTCCGTGTCGTCGAGTTCCTTAAGCGCGGATTCGTTCGCCCGCTTCATTTCCTCGGCGGCTTTTGTCGCGGCAACGCCAAGCTTTTCGTAAGCCTTTGCCTGTTCGTCGATGGCATCCTTGATGCCCTCGAAGATTGCCATCTCCTCCTCGCGGGTCAAATCCTCAATGGCCGCGATTGAAGGCGACATGAACGCGGATGAGCCGCGCCCGCTTTCGCGGGTCAAAATGTCTTGCCTGGTTCCAGACCTGGCGATATCGCCGGCCGCCGCAGCAATCCCAGCCGTTACCTTCCCGATCATCAGTACCCAGCCGGTCATGCTGTTGGTGATGAATTCTACAGCGGGGCTTACCACACGCTTCAGTCCATTGAACGCCTCCCCGAGTTCCGACAGTGCTCTTTTCCCGTCTTCGCTCGCTTCCAGGATCGACATCCCAAATCGCTTTATCCCAATCGCCGATAGAGTGACCCCAAAAAGACCGAGGAGCGGCGCGATGCCTCGCAACATCCCGCTGAACCCACCGAGAGCGCCAGTCCCTTGCCTCACTCCCGCCGCGAGATTTTCGTGCTGCGCGCGAACGCGATCCAACAGCGCATTCGCCGCGTCCTGTGTCGCGATGTTGAGACTGACCGCCCGAGTATTGATTTCCTCTTGCCGCGTCAGCGCTTCCTTCATACGGATTTGCGCTCGGATCGCCGGGTCGGCGGCGGCAAGCGATTGTACCCAGCGCTTCAGATCGCGTTCGTAGGTATTCGTCGCCGCTCCTGCGGCGTCGATTGACTCCTTGGCGCGCTCCATCGCGTGCTCGAAATCGGCAACGGCCATCTTCGCGCCGGACGCATCCACCACGAGTTGAGTAATGACGACCGACATTTACGATTCCTCTTTACCGGCGCGCGCCGTCAGAAAAATATCGTCGAGAGATTCTATGACGCGAACATCCCATGGAGACATGCGCGCACCGCTCACGCGAGCGAACGCATCGATGTCCTGCCATTCGATTGGCCCGAGACCAAAGCCGTTTGAGCCCTTACGGCGCCTCAGACGATTATAGATTTCGAAAATATAGCCGGCGCCCTTTGGGCATAGCGGGACGTGTAGTTCTTGGATCAGTTTTTCGCGGCGCTGTGGATCGTTCGTGCGTGATAGCAGCCCTTCGAGAATATCGCGATAGGCGGTGCCGTCCTTTTCGGGTGTCAACAAACGGAACTCCGCCTCGGCGTGCGCGATTATTTGGGCGTGGAGGGTTTCATAAAAGAGCGTTCGTCGAGCAGGTATTCGACAATTTGAGCGACGAAGCTCCCCATCGCCGGCATCGATAGCAATTCGACCGCAGACGATTCTGAGAATTCGTAGGTCTTGCCGCCAATACTAACCGGCGACCACCCTACGATTCGTGCCACAAGACCCTCGATGAACTCCCGGCGGTTGTCCGCAACATCCCTCTCCTCCGCCTTCCACTTTCGCCCATTGGCTTGCGCCTGTTCAAGACGCTGCGCCTCGCGCAAAGAGCGGCGGGCGATGGTTTCCTGATGCGCGATAGTTTTGGGGTGAGACGGCCCGGCGATCTCGATATCCCAGCCCGTTGGAGAGTTGGTGCCAGGCGCAACGGTTTTGAGAATTCCGGTATCTATCGGGAGGAATGCCGTAAGATCGGCGGGGGATGACTTCATGGTCATGGTGTCCTCGTTCGGAAGGGTGGCGGACGGGGCCGAACCCCCGCCCGCCTGTCATGGCCACAACATCGCCGGCACGTTTCGGGTGCCGGTAATATCGGTTAGGTGTTCGAGACTTGCAGCTTCACCATCGTCGCGTCGTAGGCTCCGCCCGCCGTGTCCTTGCCGATTAGTTCGGGTGGCACGGTGATTGTTTGCGTGCGCGGGCCTGCCGCTATCGCCAGCGGTGATTTATCGATCCCGCCCAAGGTGAAGTCCGGAATGAACAGCGAGAGGAAATCCTTCGGCTCGCTCTCGTTCTCACAAGCGACAATGTGGAATTTTAGCGCAGTTTCCGCGAGATAATCCGTCATCTTGCCATAATCGGAACGCAGCATGGAGAAGTTCATTCCCACCGACATCGCGCCCGTGAACACGTCGGGAGAGATGATGGCCCCAGCTACCTCCGGTGCCAACGAGCCCACGTCGAGCGATATTTCAAAGCCCGTGAGATCTACAAAATCCGTCGACGAGTAGCGCAGGATGGAATCGACCACCGACAGCGGCAGCGCCGTGCCTTCAGTTGGCGACGTGAAGGTTGGCGCGGATGCCCCCGATGCGGTGGCGAACAGCCCGGTTCCGGTCCATCCGATCTCGCACATCAAAAGCCCGCTCGACCCCATGGAAAACTTGAGCGAGTTGATGATGCAGTCGGAGAATATTTCCGTCAGGTCCAGATCGCCATCGTATTCCTCGATGGTGAAATAGACCTTCACAGCCGAGCCCGCCGCCGGATTGATAAGCTTCTGGCCGGGGCGCGTCATCGTGAACGCGGTGTCAGGCGTGGCGTTTGTGGTCCACACGCCTCCGTCCAATACCGCGATGGTCATCACCGTGGCGGTAAGCGCGGTGATGCGAATGTTCCGGCTGTTATTCCCAGCCGTCGAGTGATTGGTCAGCCGCACAACATCGCCGACGCGGAACCCGGCCGTGATCCATGAACCGCCGCCGGCCGTGATCGTGCCCGTAGAATCCGTAATGATCGACGTTAGAGATGCGGTGGCTTCGGTGGCGACGAGAGCCGCTTCCCATGTTCCGCGGAAGAAAGCCTCGTAGAACGCATCGCAGTTGTCGAGAGACACTTCGCAGCTATAAGTGCCCGATGTCTTGCGTAAACCATGTCGGCCGCGCGTGCGCATCAGATCGCGGCGCACCTCGTTGCTGCCGTAGGTGTTCTTGGAGATTCTGCCGCCAGCACCCCCGGCTGTTCGCAGCACGAACCCGCTGCCGCCAGAAGCAGTGGAGCCTTTGGCTGACTGGGCTTTGAAGGCGACGAGACCGTTGCTGGAACTCTGGTAAGCCATGTTTGTTACTCCTTGAATTAGGCCCTATGCCAGTATTCGAATGGGATGGTGGCGGTGACGTTGAACCAAGCGCCGTCGTCGTCGGCGACCTCGCCATTCTCGATGCGGGGCGGGCCGGCAATGGTGTAGCCGGTGCGCACATGACACCCGGCGGTTACCGCGTCGTAGAAAACTTCGTTGCGGAAGATTTCCCCAGCGGAGACAGCGAGCGCGACGGCGGTAGCGGTGCTCGATCCGGTCGGGACAAACATGTGCGCTTTGATAGCGCCGTCGTAGATGGTGACGCTGGCCCCAGGCATCCCAAAGCCCAGCCGCACCGACCCAAAGTTCACAAGTTCAAATAGAACCCACGGCACGGGCGCGCCGCTGTCATCAATTTGAACCGGCGCGGCCTCATTCACAAAACCGACGCGCGCAAGCGGCGTGCCGGTCCATTCCGCTAAAAACTTCTCCCTTATCGCGGCCAGTGCTCCGGTGTAATCGGCGGCCATAGATTATTTTCCTCCAATGAAGATCCCCGGCTGACGGGACGATGAGCCGGTGGCCTTTGAGCGACGTTTTTTGAATATGACTTCCACATTCGAAGGCGAATACCCCCAAGCAATATATTTGGCGCGCAGGCTGGATTCTTCCGCTTCGCCGCCAGCGCCCAAACCACCTTCATAAAGGCTCCCAACGTCGTAATAACTGAACGAGATATCGGCGACCCCAGCGAACAAGCGCCGCAAGATAGAAGCCGTCTTCTCGTAAACGTGCGGATGAGTGCGGAACTTCTTGCCGCCGATTTCAATCTTTCGCGCATATGGCACGGTGTTTGCGAGCACGACTTCTTGGCCTGGTTTCCAGTTCTTCGCGTCTTCGACGACCGAGCCGCCGATGAAGATCGTGTGTGACCGGACATAATCTCCGCTGGCGACCGGCGACAGCTTTCTCAGCGTGTCCATCGCGGCGTCCACCACCAAATCGATGCGGTGATAATCGTAGACGATGATACCGCCATCGGAGACATCCTCCTCCGTAGCGCCCTCGCGGCCGTCAACGTGGCGCACGAAGCCAGGCGGCCGGGGCTCAGCCTCCATGATCTTGGCGTGCTCGCGCTTGGCGGCGGCGACAATATCCTTGGCGACCGCGGAGCGAACCTCCGCGATGGCGGCCTCGAAGGTCACCCGCGGCACCGCAGTTCGAGCGCTACGATTGTCCCGTCCAGCGACTTTCTCTCCGAAATCGACATGATCGCCAGCTCTCGGCCAGCCACAACCGCCTTGTCGTCCGTGATGATAGGCAGTGCAATTTGATGCGCGATCAAATCGGCTTGCAGAACAATCACCCTGTAATCGCCCTGCAAAATTCCGCCAAGAAGCTCGTCGGCGCCGTAGCGGACGGCGCGCCCGCGAACGGAAACGTCAAATCGTGGGCGATTAGGCCCCACGCCGGCATAGCGTCGGACGATAATTGTTTCCTGAAGCGCTTCGGCATAATCAGCGGAAATCTCCGCCGCGTTCATCGCACGCTCGACCGAAGGCTGATGCTGGTGTTACCGGCGTAGGTTCCTGTGCTCGTAATTTTGGCGCGTAGGCGGTCACCAAGAATCCCGTCCGTCACGCCCTCGGCCGACAGCGCGGCTACGGCAGCGACCGCAACCGGAGTGAGCCCAGACAGGTTGCAGCGCTTCGCCGCGCTCGACGTCGTAAAATCAAAGCGCGCGATGTCGATCCAGTTCGTTCCGTCGAGCGAGGTCTGAATGATCGCGGCGCAGGTTGTCCCGCCGGACCCGTAAGTGAAATTCGCAAACAGGGTCACGGCGGCCATCCAATCGAGGCCGTCGATGAAGCCCTGCGCTACACCCTGAGTTGACACGCCATCGGTAATCACCGAGTTCGTGAGCGCCGCCGTTATCGCTTCGTCGCCAAGATTATAGATACCGCTCGTCGCGCTCATGTCATTCCTCGCTCTAAACTAACCGCCGCGCGGGCGGCCAAGAAACCCGTGGCGCGCGAATGGAGGCCGCCCAATCCCGCGCGGTCGCTTTATCGATACGGTTTTGCGCCCGAGAATGCCGCCTGGCCGGCGCCGCCCAGTTCGAGCGCCGAAATCGGCGGGCGACAATACAAAATCGACGGGCGTTGACGGCGCCCCAAGAGTCCCGACCGACCCGGTCGCGGCGTTGCCGCTCAAACCGGCGTCGAATGCCGCTGCTATCGATCCAAGCGCTGATGTGGCGGCATTGCCAGATACTGCTGCGCTAAACCCCGGTGAAACTGTCCCAAGCGCAGCGGTGGCGGTTACGCCGCTAAGCGCCTGCGAAGTATCGCCTTCGACACCGAGATTGCCAGCGGTCCCGGTCGCGGCGTTGCCGCTGATTGGCAGGGAAAAGGAAAGCGAAACGCTGCCAGGCGATCCAGTTGCGGCGGCGCCGGTAATTGCCTCACTATTGTCCGGCGCCAATGTGCCAAGCGATCCGGTTGCGGCAACGCCCGACAGCGCAATTGAAACCGCAAGCGCAAGCGCTCCAAGAGCGCCAGTAATCGACTGCCCGCTTAGCGCGGCGCTCGCATCCGCCGACGCAAAACCCCCACGCCCAACCTTCGGCGCGAATGGCTGTGCTCGACCGAGACGCGCCATTTAGTAAGTGCTCGCTCTGCTAAGTACCATTGGTGCTTGAGCAACAAATCCGCCGCCTCCGCCTGCTGGTTCATTCAAATAGACCGCCCCCGGAGCAATGTAAGACTTGCCGACCGTAACACCGGTGATTTCCGGTTCCGGGTCGATGTAGAACGTGCTGGACACTTTTGCGGCTTTGATTGTGATGGTGATAGGGCCCTTCATCGCTGGCTGCGGCGCAGAGAGCACCACCGACATCTTGAACGCCGTGGTGCTGCCTCCCCATGTCGAGCCGTCGCTGCCCTGTGCCGCGCCAGCCGCAACGCCGTTTGCTTTGGTGTTCGCCGCGTTGAGCGTCGCCTGTGGTGTCGCGGAGCTTCCGGGATACGAGATCTCCATCCAAATCTCGTCGTTGTTCGGAACCGCGCCGCCGCCCCATATGCCGTAGACCGTGACAGTGACATCCGACGCTGTGGCGTCGCTCCAGGCCGCGATAGGCAGGGACTCGAAGGGATGCGCCCAATTCGCGTTAGCCGTGGTAACGATCTTCCAGGCGATGGCGGTCGTCCCGTTCGTCGCGCCGCCAGTGCGAACAATTGCGGTTT